GTGCCCAAATCGCGTTCCCGAAAAACGGTAGCGCGTTTCGCATTCTTTCGGTGCTGGTAGGCGCTGCCTCTCTTGGCGTTGCAAGGCCGGCAGGATGCGACGAGGTTGGTGCGTTCGTATGGATCTCCGCCGGCGTCGAGCTCGAGGAGGTGGTCTGCTTGGGTTGCTTTGCCTCCGCACCAGTGGCAGCGGTAGCCCTCCTCTTGGAGTACCTGGACTCGGAGCTTCTTCCACCGTGCCGTGTTGTAGACCTTGTTCGTTTCTTTACTCATCTACCCATGCTCCTGTGTGCCGGCCGGTGATGGCTTCGCGTTCCCTCTGTGTCATGCCTCCCCATACGCCGTGGAGGGTGACACGGCTGGACAGCTTGAGGGCTTCTGCTCTGCATTGTTTGAGCACTGGGCACTCGGCGCATATGGCGAGTGCTCGCTTGGCTGATCCGTTGCGTGGGAAGTACAGATGCGTCATGCCGTGACATGCTGCATCTGCTTCCCATCTCATCTGCCGACTTGTGCTCGGAGCTCTCGCATACGGGCCAGTGCGCTCTTCGTAGCAATGGCGTCGCCGTTGCACTCGAAGCACGGGTCTACGTCATCGTCGGGTGCATGGCCGGCGAAGTAGCCCACGCCGTTGCATGCTGGGCACAGCTGTGGCCGGTCTCGCCAGATGGGTGATCGTTCAACCATCTTCCCGTGATCGCACTTGCATGGCTCGCTGCATTCGTACATGACGCCTCGGGCCTCGAAGGCATCAGCTTCTATCCAGCCTGTGTTATTGCACCATGAGCAGTCGCCCAGGTCGCCTACGCCGGCGTGCTTACGCAGCTCGTCCTCGAGCTGGTACAGGTTCGGCCATTTAGCATGGCCGGCGTTGAGCCAGGAGCGCCATGCTGCTCGAGCTACGTCTTGGCTGACCAGTTCGAGGCGTTTGATCCATTGGTCCTTCGTGTAGTCATCGCCTCGGAAGGGTGGCGTGGAAGGTTTCATGCGGACCGTCCAGGCGTCAAGTAGGGAGCGGGCTTCGTTGATCTGCATGTCAGCGCTCCACTCCTCCGCTCGGCTCCTGGAGGGCCGGCGTCGTCGTCGCTGTGGGGTGAGTGTTGGGGGAGTCTAGTGGGCTTGTCAAGTCCCTGTTTTTTCCCGATGGATGCTGGCTCATAGCCTGTTCACGTTTATCGGTAACGACAGTACCGAAACGGCCGGCAGCCTCAAGCTCGTCGATCGAACAGAGGATGTTGCGAAGCCCGTCCAGCAGGTAGTTGTCAGGTTCGTCGTGGCAGAGCCGGCGGGCGTGGTGCTCGAGCACTTCGAGCGCGCCGACTAGGCCGGCGTAGCTGGTGCTGGTGCCCAGTTTGCGCCAGACCTCGGGTCGTGGTTGTTTCATTTTGTACCTCCTGGGTTGTTACGAAGCCGGCGAAGGACCGCCGGCCAGTCTGTGGGTCGCCACACATGGACCTCGGCGCCGGCGAACTCGAGCAGGTCGATCCAATGCTCCTGCTTGGTGGATAGCCGGCCTTTCTGGCTCTTCAGCTCGGCAAACACGAGACCGCGGGTCTTGTGCACCAGTACAAGATCTGGGAAGCCGGCGAGTCCCTGGAGCGGGGTCGCCCACTTGCCGGCCTGAGTCAGCGCCGGCCGGCTGTGGTAGTAGATCCATCCGAACCAGTCGGCGGTCTCGGTAACCATCTTCTGCCAGTCCTTCTCGGACATGTGGGAGTTGAGCTGAGTGTGGAATGTCATGCGGGCAAGCCTCCCTTCAGGCGGTCTATCTCGGATTTGCACAGATCGAAGTCTTCCAGTGCAGCAGGGTCTACGTCGCAGCCCCGTTCATCGCAGAGCTTGCGATAGAAGCCGGCCATCTTCTCGGTCGGCTGTGAGCGCCGTCCGCTGTTCTTTGGTGCCACAGTGCGGATCGGCTCGTTACGGGGCTCCTGTGGCCTTCTAGAGCCCACTGTGGCCTTTGTCATCTCTTCGCGTGAAGGCCGGCGGTCAGGGTTGGAGCCTGCGAGGCCGGCGTTGGCTAGAGCTCGACCGACGGCGCTGGTCTCGGCGACCTCGAACCAGTTGGTCGAGGTGGGTCCGCGTCCGCTGCGGTAATCCTCGGCGTGACCGACCGCGACCAGTACGTTGTCTTCCCACAGCTCGCACTTGAAGACGGCAACGTCGTCGGTGCGGTGCAGGAGCTCGGTGATGACTCGGCCGGTCACTTCTCGAGCTCCGCACTGGTTCAGCCAACGCTCCAGGCGGACCGCTACTGGCTCATAGTCGTCGATATTCATCTTGGTGGAACCTCCTGAGGTGTCGCTGCCCTAAGGCACGGGTGTAGTTGTTGAGGATGTAGCAGCAGTGCTCGGCTTGGCACTGGCCGGCCAGCAGGTATCCGCGCCGTGCGCCAGCCCAGCCGATCAGCTCGACGGTGCCTGGTATGTAATCGGTCCATGTTTCGTCGTAGACGTAACAGAGCACGTTGGCGAAGTTGCTTTGGCAGTCTTTGTGTTTGATGACGAGCCCGTAGTGTCGCTCTTTGGCGTGGCGGACTTCGATGTTGTCGCCAACGTCAGCCAAGCCGGCCTCGAGGCCTCCGCCGTTCCACGGTCTGTCGAAAGCGTGTGCCACTGACATCTCGGCCAGCGCTGCGTGGTAGTTGTTGAGCAGTGGGTCGTCTTCCCATGCTGCTCGGCTGTAATCAGTCGCGTATGTTGGGTGATCTGGCCGATGCTTGGTGATCTTCTTCGCGTAGTTCCAGCAGGTGTCGAAGTCTTCTTTGGACAGTCGGATCAGCATCCGTAGCCTCCGCTCATGTGCCACGGTTGAAACGTGCACCAGCCGAGCTTCTCGGCCTCGAGGGCGATCAGGCGGCCGACGAGCAGGTTGACCGCTGGGTTCAGCAGCTGGTCGCGTGTGTAGCCGAGCTCGGTGACGAACGTGCTCCAGGTGGCCCAGTTGATCTGCAGCAGCCCGTAGTCCTTCGTGCGGCTGATCGCGTCTGCCTGGCAGCGGGACTCATTCCACATCACGCGGTCAAGCGTGGCGAGTTCGTCGTCAGGCCACCATGTGGCGGCGAAGCCCCACCACTCCGAGCACCTAGCATCGGGAGGTAGGTCGATGCTGGTAGTCGGCACTGTCGACGGCAGCCGTGTCGTCGCGGTGACAGTGATGGAAGTGGTGGGGCTTGCCTGCGGCGCCGTGGAGGTTCCCACAACAACGGCGCCGGTCGTTGTTGGTGCGGCCGATGTCGTGGGGAGTAGCGCGTCGTGCTCGTAGTTCTCTGGACTATCGAGGTAGGCCGGCACGAGCAGGCCGGCGGTGGCGATGCCTAGTAGGGCTAGACGGATCATGGGGAACCTCCGTTGTTGTTGTGGGAGCCCCATCATGCCATTGAGGTGTTACATCATGCAAGCATCATCCGAAGAGTGCAGCCCAGGTCTTCGGTCCGACGATGCCGTCGACGTACTCGCCGGCGTCGTTCTGGAAGTCGCGCACAGATGCGTCGGTCATCGGTCCAAACATGCCGTCGACGGGTCCGACCTTGTAGCCCTTGTCGGCGAGGCGTTGCTGGATCTGCTTGACGCGGGCTTTCGCTTTCGAGCCTTTCTTGGTGCTCGAGCCAGGGTAGGCCGGCACCTGAGCTGCAGTGAAGGTCGGACTCGCGGCTGCAGCTGCAGGTGGGCCGCTGGTCAGGCGGTCTTCGATCGTGGTGTCCCAGTGCCAGGTTTCGGTGTTGACCTCGAGGTGGATGTGGTCGTTCTTTCCTCCTGGCGGGCGGTTGATCCAGCCCTTACCGACCTGCCAGTAACGGCGTGCCCAGTAGTCGTGGATACGTTGGATGCCGAGGAGCTCGGCGTTCTCCTCGAGCCACGGGATAATCACAGTTTCGACCGCTTCTCGCGTTGGTGTATCTGTGTGGTCCTCTGTTGCACGGTAGGAGAGGTCGAGGCCGGCGCCGAAGGCGTGGCTGCTCCAGCGGGTGCCTCCGCGGATCGGGCGCTTGACGTAGCAGCCTAGATACCAGAAGCCCCAGGTCTTCTCTGCGTACTTGCGGATCTGTTGCAGGTTCGGGGAGCAGGTAGTGAACGGAGCCGCGGGTGTGTCGCGGTGCCAGTTGTGATACTTCACTGCTCGGCCTTCTTGCCGATGATCGGCTGGACATCTTTGCCACCTTTGGCAGCGATGCCGTTGCCGACCGCGTAACCGACGATGGTGCCGAGCATGCCGGTGCCGGCCTCGTTCGCGATCGAGTCGGCGACCATGAGGACGGCGATGACGATCATGGCGACCATCGCGATCAGGGCCTTCGGTGGGTTCGTGAGGTTCATGTTTTAGTTCTCCACTATTGAAACGATGGCCCCCACCGCGATTGCGGCGAGGATGACGATCATCACGATCATGGTGTGTCGGGTTCGGGTGGTGCGGTGAATGTTGTGCCGTCATATGTCCAATCGGGGCCGCATGGTGTGTCGTCCACGTTCACCAACTCGCCATTTAGTTCGATTGGTGTGACACCATCCCAGACGATGACGTTCACGACAATGCCGTCGATGATGTGTGCGTATTTCATGCGTACAACTCCACAATGACGATGCCGGCGCTGCCGTTTCCGCCTGCGCGAGCAGCGGGGCTACTCGCGCCGCTGTTCCATCTTATGTATGCGCCTGCTCCGCCTGCGCCATACCCGACAGCATTCCCCCCTGCGGCCGAAGTATTACCAGCTCCTCCCGTGTATGCGGCACCGCCGTCGCCGTAGCGAGAACCGCCACCATGTCCTGGTTGCTGCCCTTGAAACGATCCTGGAGCGACGATAAATCCATAAGTTCCGTTCTGTCCGCCTCCGATTATGTCGCCTGTTGTTCCGACGCCTGCTGAGCCGTTGGGAATAACGCGCAAGTTCGCTCCGGTGTTGCCGTGAAAGGCTGCGCCGCCACCAGCCGCTACTGCGTCGCTACCAAACGACGACCCACCGCCATTGACACCGTTGTTTGCGCCCGCTGCGCCACCCGCGCCACCGGCCCCGACCGTCACTGTGACTGATGCGGCCATACCTGCAATATCGGTGATGAAAGTCTCGGCCCAGCCACCGCCGCTACCGCCACCACCCGCACCGCCTTGACCGGTGGCAGTCGCGACATCGACTGCGCCGCCACCACCGCCACCACCCTGTGCGATTACCTTCACCGCCCTCAGCCACGGATACGTTGCTTTCGTGAACGTGCCAGATGAGGTGAAATAGACGGTCTGGACGTAGGCGTAGCCGGTGCCGATAGAGCCGTCGATCGCGTCGGCAAGGTTCTCGATGGCGGTGGCGCCGTCGGCGACGAAATCAGACGACTCGGGATAGGGCCACGATCGGTTCGAGGTTGTGCCGGCCATGTCGTTCCTTAGAGCTCGATGAGGCGGAGATCCGCCCATGTCGTCGTCGCGTCCACACTAGACCATGTGAGGGTCGGTGTGACCTGTTCCCACTTCTGTGCGCCACGGGAGAAGCCAGCAGTGGAGATCCACAGCACAGCGTCCCATGTGGTGCTGCTAAGTCGGAACGTGATGCCTTCAATGAAGAACTGGGTGGGTGCGCCGGTGAACAGGGCGGGGATGGTGATGAGTTGGTCTGGGCCGAGGTTTTGGATGACGGTCCAGAGGCGGGCTGCGGTCATGGTGTGCAGCGGGATTGTGAGCTGCTCGAGAACCCAGCCGTTGACGTAGTACCGCTGCAGCTTGTCTTCTGCGAGCCCTTCGGCGTCGTTTTCGTATCTGATGCGTGTCGCTATCTGCCGTTCGGCGAGACCGTATGTGTCGACTCCTGGCTGATAGGTCTCGGCCCAGATGCCATCGGGGAAATCTGTGCCGTCCTCGGTCCCGATCACGGTGACACGGTTGATGAGGTCCTCCACGCGGCGTGCAAGGTTCCACTGGTCGATGATCTCGCCGGCCGTAAACGTGATGTCTGGTGTGAGCTGCGACCTCGAAGTGACGTTCGAGGTGATGACTTCGGGCCCGTATGTCGTAGCGACCGCTGTCGGGCCCCACGGCATGGTCTGCGTGACGTAGCCGCCGATCTCGGATGCTGCGACCTCGGTCAGCACTTGCAGCAGGTTCTGGTTCTCAAACGTCGGGACACGCACAGCTGTGGTGCCTGACACGCTGCCAAGCCTGTCGTCTTGATCGCCCAGGTTGTACAGCGTCGTGAACGCCGAGCTCGAGGTTGCCTCGATTAGCGACGGGTTCGCTACCGTTTGCCGGCCGATCTCAGCGAGCGGGCGTGTGATCGCTGTTATCGACACATAATCACGGCCGGCGATGACATCGGTTATCGCGCCGTCAAACAAGCATTGAGGGTCGGTGGGGTGGCCGTCGATGGTGGCGAACACTTGCCAGCGGAGACCGATGACGAACGTAGCAAGGGATGGTGCGCCGCTTTGGTTCCACAGCAGCGTGAACTGGCCGGCGGAGGGGCGTGCTACGTCGTCGATGGATTGGCGGCCGTGTTGCAGGCTGATCGCGTTGAGGGTGTAGCCGCTGATCTCGGTGCCGTTGGCTATGGTGCCGTCGGTTGAGCCGTAGACAACGGTGAGCTCGTAGGTCATAGCACGCTGATGCTGCCGCCTCTTTGGGCGTCACGGTTGAGTAGTTCGCGAACCTGCTGCGCTGTTGACACTGGGTCGATCGCGCCGTTGATGTTGATGACGGTGCCGTCTTTCATTCCTGACTTCGTTCCACCGATCTGTGTGCTTGACAGTGGTGTCGGCACTGCTGCTGCGGGTGTGAAGTTGCCTCCGCTGACCATGCCGGCAGCTGCTGCGATCTCGCTCGAGGTGAGCATGGTGACGGCGGTGTCGGCCATGTGTTGGAACACGGCGATGTCTTGCATCACGCGGTCTAGTTCGCCGCGTTCGATGTCAAGCAGCATCTGCGCCTGGGTGACCGCGGGGATGTTGCCGAGCTGTTCGATGACGTTCGCGAGTTCGCGATAGACCTGCTGGTTCGCTTCGGCTGCTTCGCGTGAGTCTTCGCCGAACTCTGCGGTGATGCCGGCAGCTTCCGCCAGGGCGTCGGTGAAGTCATTGACGGCTTGTTCGTTGTCGAACGTCCTAAACAGCAGGTCGAACTCGTCAATTAGGTCGCGGTTCATGTCGGAGATGAACTGCTGCACCTTGTGGTGCTCTTCCATGTCTTTGTTCGTCTTCGCAATCGCCGACTCCATGTCTTCGATCGTCGGGTGCAGCTCGCTTATCAGTTTCTCGGCTTCGCTGTAGTCGATGTTCGCGAGCTGCTGCTGGTAAGCGGCCTCGGCGATCATCTCGGCCAGCTCGAGTTCTGCTTCGCCGTATCCTTCGATCGCGGGGACGAGCTCGTCTTCGATGATGACGGCCTGCTCCTCGAACACGTTGTTCAGCTTCTCGATATTGACAAACGGGATCTTGTTCGCTACGTCGATGAGCGTGTTGACGAAATCGACAAACTTGCCGGCCAGCCACGCCACGGCATCGCTCACAGCGTCAAATGCGATCTTGACGCCTTCGATGATCTTGGTGACTACGCCGAACTTCTTTTCGAGCGCGATCAGCGTCACGATTAGGCCGGCGATAGCGACCGCGATCAGCACGATCGGGTTCGCTGCGAGGATTGCGTTGAACACGGCTGTGGCTGCGCTGGCGATGCCTGTGGCGACCGCGTAGAGCTTCATGGCGACGTTGTAGGCGACGACAATGCCGGCGACGGTGCCAACTGCGACGCCGAGCCCGATGATGAGCTCGGTGTTCTCGCCGACGAACGTGGCAACGTCCTCGAGGACTGGCACAAGCTTCTCGAGGATGGGTAGCAACGCCATCCCGATGGCCTCTTGTGCCTGGTCCATAGTGACCTGCATGCGTGCGAAACGGCCGGCCACTGTGTCGGCGTTTGTCGCGACAGCTCCCTCAAATGTTTCGGCGAGGCTGGCAGCTACTTCGTCGAATGTTGCGCCGCTTTCGATTGCGGCGACGAGGCCATAGTCGAGCTCCTCGAGTGGTGTGAGCACGCCTGTGTAGCCTTCGGCGAGCCGTTCGGCAACATCAAAGACGTCGCGGCCGGTGCCGGCGCTGACGTCAAGCGCGAGGGAGAGCAGGTCTTGGGCTTCCGTGAGGTCGCCTGTGTGGCGTGCCAGGATTGCGAGAGCGGGCCTGAGTTCGCTATCTGATACCGCGCTTGCGAGTTCTTGGGCGTTGATGAACTCGTGCAGAGCGTCGACTTGTGCGTTCGTCGCGTCGGTCGACACGATGATCTGACGCTCAAGTTCTGCCTGTTGAGCTGCGTCTTCTGCAGCTGCTTTGACAGATGCGCCTGCAGCTGCGGTGAGCGCACCGAGCGCGATCGTGGCAGGAACGAACGCCTTTTCAAGAGCGAAGCCGACCTTCTGGCTGGTCTTCTCTAGCTTCTGAAAGTCTGCTTTCGCTTTGTCGATCCCTTTCGGGTTCCATTCGGAAAGGATCGGAACCTTGATAGCCATCAGCCGGTCCCCTTGTCTATGCGGGCCTGAATGGCCTCTTCCATGTCTTTGATCGCGTCAGCTACGCCACGCTGCACCGTGGGAAGATGCCGTTCAGCTGCACGCCACACCACGCGGCTAGCGCGACCGTTCTCAGCTCGGAGCTTTGCGATCATTGCTCGACCGCGGCGTCTGTTCTCTGATCCTTTGCCGGCACCGTTGGCCTTGCCAGCAATGTCGAAGATGGCGCCGCCAGCGTCGGTGTTCTGCAACGTGAGCAGCGGGAAAATTTCCTTGCCGCGGTCACGTTTGCTGGGGCCTTTGTAGGTGACCTTGATCCCGCGTCGGATCTTCTTGGCGTCGTAGGTGCCGATGACGCGGCCTGTGCCGGCCTTGCCAAGCTCGGGCGCGTCTGTGGTCCAGTTGCCCCAGTTTAGGCCAGAGTCCTCGGGTACCAGGCTGCGAGCTTCGGCGACCATCGGCTTGGCTGCGAGCTTCATCTTGGCTTGTGTTGCTCGACGAAGAGCAGGGTCAATCTTTCCGAGCGCGGACATGAGGCGAGTTACGTCGTACTGGACGGCATCGTTCAGCATCTCAAGTGTGAGTGCATCACCTCGTCCTGCCACGTTGTTTCGCCTTCCTGTTCTGCTCCTCGAGTACCGCTAGGACCGTCTGGAGATCCTTGCTATCGAACTCTATGTCAGGG